TACCATAGTTAGGATATAATCCCTATTAAAGATAAGCACAATTATTGGATTAAAAGTGCTATGATGATATTATGCAACCCAATGACAACCCTTTAGCGTGGCCCAAACAGGCAGATAAGGTCCGCTTACAGCAATATACTCACAACGACTTGCTTTATAGAGGCAAACACTTCGAAGCCTTCGCATTAAAGATCTCGGACCCTAAGTACAATAAGGAGTACGAAAGACTGCGCTACATTGTCGCTAACTTCCCAGGGCTAATGTCAAAGATCCTAGCAGATATGCTCTTCGGAGAATCTGTTTCTTTCGATTTGGAGGATGAAAACAACCAGAAGTATGTCGATGCCCTAATCCACAATAATGATCTAATGAACCAGCTCTATGAGAGCGCAATCATTAACTCTAGGCGTGGATTCGATGTCTTTAAGACTAGGATAGGGAAGAGAAACCCACTGGACCCTAATGCCCCTGATGAGGTCATTATCGAGCAGATAGGTGCAGACAAGTATTTCCCAGTATTCGACTCTAAGGCCGCTAGAAATGTAGTGGTCCAAGATGTAATCGCTGTTACCTTTGAGCAGGATGGCAAGTGTTACCTACATAAAGAGATTCACACTCCAGGAAGAATTGAGCATGAGGTGTATGTCTACGATCCTAAGTCTGAGCGTATTATATCCACAGTTAACCCAGAAGAGTTTGGCTACCCACCTGTTGAGCTAACTAAGGTTAAGCAATCTTTAGTCAAAGCTATACCTAACTATCGAGACGGTGAATTCTGGGGACCTTCAGACTATGCCGACCTAGAGACTCTCTTCTATGCTCTAGCCAATAGGCTTACTAAGACAGATAACATCCTAGATAAGCACTCAGACCCCATCCTTGCGGTCCCACCAGGGGTCATCGATGAACAGGGTAAGGTCAAGAAAGAACAGCTCGGAATGTTCGAGGTTGATACTGAGAACCCAGGCTTTAATAAACCTGAGTACATTGTCTGGAATGCTAACTTAGAGAGCGCATTTAAGCAGATAGATAAGCTCATCGAGCTACTCTTCATGTTCTCCGAGATTGCTCCGGCATCAGTAGGTGGTGATAAGGGCGGACAGGCTGAATCTGGTAGAGCTCTGAAGTTCAAACTCCTATCTACTATCCGTAAGAGGAATAGAAAGATCTCATACTACGATCAGGCTATTAAAGAGATGCTATTCACTGCACAGGACCTCGGCAAAGCATGGTCCGTTACTCTAGATGGCGTTAAGCCTACTGCCCCAGAGATCCCTAAGATCAAGTGGGGAGATGGCGTTATCAACGATCAGACTGAACTTACTGATATGGCCGTACAGAGAGTTGAAGCTGGGCTATCTTCACGTGCTGATGAGATCCAGAGACTCGACGATGTCACTAAGGAAGAAGCCGAGAGGAAAGTCGAAGAGATTGATGCTGAACAGAACCCTACTGTTCCGGTTGTAACTAATAATAACAGTGGTAATCTAGATACTAATGGTAGCAACGACCCTAATGCGGTTGTAGACAACCAAGATCAGGGGGCTTAGTTCATGGCAGACTATGGGCCAGTAAAGCTCAGAGAGAAGCGAATACAAGCTTTAATAGACTTCTATAAAGAGTCTGCTAAGAAGATAACCCAAGAAATCGTTACTGCAACAGAGAGCAAGAAGATCAACCTTGCTAGGACCATGGTCCGTATTAACCGAGAGTTAGAAGCTTTAGGTGTTAAAGGCGATGAGTGGCTGAGGCAAGAACTACCTCAATACTACAATGATGGTGGCAATATAGCCCTTCAGGACCTCAGAAGAATGGGCGTTGAGCTAGACTCCACTGGCCTAGTGGCCTTAGACAAAGAAGCGATAAAGTCTCTTGTAGAAGAAGCCTCAGGGTCATATGGTTCAGCAGTACAGGGCGTTTCTCGCTTTGCTAGAGGCGTTCTAGCGGATGCAGTTAAGCAACAGGTCATATTCACCCTTGCGGAAGGAAAACTCACTGGTGAGGCTAGAAAGACTATTAGCGCACGTGTAGGAGAGGTCCTCTCAGAGAACGGCTTAAAGGCGGTTACAGATAGGGCCGGTAAACAATGGTCCTTAGATACTTACTCAGAGATGTTAGTCCGTACTAAGGCAGTCGAAGCCAGGAACCAGGGGCTTACTAATAAAATGTTGTCCTATGGTTACGATCTGGTCCAAGTCTCAGACCATAACTCAAAGCACAAAGCCTGTAGAGCATGGGAGGGGAAGGTATTATCACTTAGTGGTCAAACTCCAGGCTATCCTACTCTAGATACTGCTAAAGCCGCTGGTTTGTTTCACCCTAACTGCGAACACGCCATAAACGTCATCAACCTAGAACTCGCGAGCAAAACTAAAGCTTACGATAACCCCTATAACTATCGTTAAACACAAGCCTGTTGACTTTTCCACCTCTCGGGGGCTATGATCTGAACTACAATAAGTCAATTGAACTATAAGCCGAGACGATACGGCGTTAAAAACGGAGAGGACACACAATGAGCGAAGCACATACACAATCAGGTCAAGGACAACAGGGAGCAGGCGATGGATCCAGCAATGGGACCGGAGCTGATAACAACCAAAGTCAACCAACTGGAACTACTCAGAGTACCGCAAACACTCAGAGCCAAGTTGATCTAAAGACTTTGACTGGCGACCAGTTGAATGAGGTCTTAGAGAACCCTAATTTGTGGAATAATCCACGTATCAAGGAACTACGAGAAGCCAAAGACAAGCTTAAAACTCTTGAAGAAGAGAAGAAAACCAATGAGGATAAAGCCTTAGAGGAAAATAAGAAGTTTGAGGAACTCGCCAAGAAGCGTGCCGATGAGAACCAGGAATTAGTAACAAGACTCGAAAGACTATCAGTTGACAATGCTCTAACTGTAGCACTACAGAAAGAAGGTATTGTTGATCTTGAGGCAGGACTTGCTCTGGCGGATCGTTCTTCGATCAAGGTAGACAAGGATGGCAAGATTGATGGCGTTGCAGAAGTCGTTGCGAGTCTGAAAGAGGGCAAGGAATACTTATTTACAGGGACGAGCCAAGGTGTAACAGTCGGAAGTGCTACCAATAATAACGGAGCAAACAACACTGGAGCCCAGAAGTTCAAACGATCACAGCTTAGGGATGCTGAATTCTATAAAGCTAATCGAGACGAGATACTTAAAGCGCAAGCTGCAGGACTCATCGAAAACGATCTGTAAGCCCAAACCAACATTAACGTAAACTAATTAATTTTAATAAGCTATTATGGCAAACAACATGGACACCACAGCCAATGCTGAGTTTATTCCAGAGATAATCGCTCAGGAATCTATCGGAGCTTTGGCAAACAACCTAAACCTAGGTAACACTGTAGCTAAGGATAACGAACTTACTCCTGTTTCTTACGGGGCGGTAATTTCTATCCCAGTTCGAGGCGCTTTGACTGCACAGCAAAAGGGTGAAAACTCAGATGCTTCTAAGCAAAAGCCAACAGCTACTAACGTACAAGTTACTATCAACCAGCACTGGTATGTAAAGATCGCAGAAGAGGACCGCACTCGTGCCGTCCAACCTGGATCAGTACTTCCTTCTTACATGGAAGATGCAGTACTTACTCTTGCTGATAAGATTGAAACTTCACTTGCAGCTAACATCCTAGAATTCGACAACATCGACCACGGTGGATCTGATAACGCTATCACTTCTGTTAACCTAGTCGGTGAGAGAATGGCTTTAAACAAAGTCCCAACTCGCGCTCGAAAGTTTGGTTACATTCACCCTACCTTCGTCACAGAGCTTCTTTCTGAGAACGCTTTTGTTGATCCTAAGGTTATCCCTAACAACAACGCCCTCACTGAAGGTTCTGTTGGTAGAGTAGGTGGATTCGACCTATTCTCAGGGAACCTAGTGCCTTCTGTTGGTTCACCAGCTCATTTCCAAAACTTCTTCTATACTAGAAATGCTTTGGTCCTAGCTTCTAGACCACTTCGTGAAGTAGGTTCTAACTACGGAGTCAACTCTGCTTCTGTTCAATCAGATGCCGGTCTTGCACTACGTGTAATGGAGTTCTACGATCAGGATGAGATGGCCCTAGTCAACCAAGTTGATACTCTATTCGGTTCTGCCGTATACGATGAGCGACTTGGATTCGTACTCGAAAGCCAGTAGGCTTCTGACTTCCAGCGAGCAACTGAGCCCCGAAAGGGGTTCTTTTGTTTGGCCAAGAAAAAACCCCAGGGACTTGGATCGTCAACTCTGGGGCCGAAAAGATACTTCTTTTATGTTTACTTTGTATACAATTCAAAAGCTTTTTCCAGAACCGCCGCTAAACAGTTCTGTAGACTACCAGCATACACTTCAGATCAATCTATGTCAATAGCTATAGCTAAGATTTAGCGGTTATGCTATTATCAGGATATGAAGCGGCTAGTAAGCATATCGAATCTGTCAATCACCTCTAGAGTTGAGTTTAGCCGCGCTTCTCTAGGGGTGTTTAGTATATTGGAAATGTTTAATGTGGTTAGCTAACAAATTCGGAAGAGTCTATTACATAGGAGACAAGGAAGAGGCAGAGATGCTTCTAAAGAAGCCTACCATCCGCCGAGCTACTCCAGATGAGATAGAGGTCCACGAACGGACCACTCAAACAAAGGCTATAGAGACTGCAGAGAGCGCAGGCAAGTCTATCTTCTACCAGACTGTAAGGAACTCACCAGACGGCTATGGGATGTCCAGGGACCTACTTAAGAAGGAGCTCTTTAGGCAGGGAGTATTGCTATCGGAGAACATGATTGGCCAGAAAATAGGGATGATCTATAACTACCCCTACCCTATTACCCAACTGCATAACGATGTTCGACTAATCTATACGATGTTCGAGAGCGATCAGATCCCCGAGGATTGGCCAGAGCTATTACATGAGGCAGATGAGGTCCTAGTACCTTCTAAGTGGTGCAAAGAAGTATTCGCTAAGAGGGGAGTTGAGACAACTGTGGTCCCACTGGGCTATAACGATGATGCTTTCAGTTATATAGAGAGAGATCTACCCCTAAGGACCGGGCAACCCTTCACCTTCATTCACTACAACTCCTTCAATATCCGTAAAGGGTTTATAGAAGTGTTTAATGCTTTCACAGAAGAGTTCGGACCTGAAGAGAATGTAAAACTTATCCTTAAGACTACTCACGAAAAGCCCCCTATCCCTGTTATCCCCTCTCAGTACCCTAATGTTGAGGTTATAAGCGGGACCCTGCCTGAATCTGGTTTATACGACCTGCTTAAGAGAGCGCACTGTATGGTCTATCCTTCGCGCGGAGAAGGCTTTGGCATCACCCCACTCGAAGCAATGGCAACTGGTTTACCAGCTATAGTTCCTAATGCTCACGGCATAAGTGAATACTTTGATAAAGACTATATGCTTGAGGTTAAGGTTGAAGAGTTAACCCCGGCCCTCTACAACAAGTTTAAGGACCAGGATGTAGGCTCTATGGTCCTATGCGATACCGATGATCTCAGGAAACAGATGCGATATGCCTTTAACCATCAACAAGAGATGCACAACCTTGGAGAGAAGGCTTCAGAGTACGTTAAGCAGTTCACATATAAAGAGACAGCTAAGAAGCTCAAAGAAGTCTTTGCTCGTTGGGAGAAAATGAACGTGCCTAGAAGGGCTGATGCAGAGTATTTGGAGGCGGAGGAAGTATGACGATTTGCTATCAAGGTCCCTTATTCGATCACTCAGGCTATGGAGAGGCCAATAGAAACGCTGTAGCCGCCTTAGACAAGGCCGGAGTGAAAGTAATCGCTAAGAGCATCTCCTACGTTGCTGAGAGCAGTGATCCCGGACCAGTAGGCCGTAAAATGCGGGAGCTTTGCGACAATGTAGGTAGTTATAAGGTCAAGATACTACACGTTACCCCGGACCAATATTCTAAGCACATGGAGCCAGGCAAGTATCACATAGGCCACTTCTTCTGGGAAACAGACAGAGTGCCAGATGACTTTGCCAAAGGGCTTAAGCTTATGGACGAGATCTGGACTGGATCTGAAGCTAATGTTCAGGCGATCAGGAACTCAGGCATTGAGGTCCCAGTATTCGTCTTCCCCCAGGCAATAGATACTGAGATACTATGGCCTAATCATCCCTATAAAATCAGAGACTTCAACGGCTACAAGTTCTATTCCATATTCGAGTGGATCGATAGAAAGAACCCCGAAGCTCTGCTGAATGCTTACTGGGAAGAGTTCGAAGGGCAGGACGATGTTTGCCTAATCGTCAAGACTTACTTCAAGAACTTCACACTCAATAATAAGCGACATATCCGTACCCAGATTGAGAAGATGAAGAGAAAGTCTAAAGTCAAGCAGTTCCCTAAGGTCCTAATCTACTTGGATCTAATGGACCGCAAACACATCCTCCGATTGCATGAAACCGGTGACTGCTATGTGACACCGCACAGGGGTGAAGGATGGGGATTGCCAACAGTAGAAGCTATGCTTGCTGATAAGCCTGTTATCACTACAGGATATGGAGGAGTTGGGGAGTATATCCAAGACTCAATCCCCTTCCAGATGGTCCCACTCAGAGGCATGGCCCACTCTAGTCGCTGGTATACTAGAGAGCAGAACTGGGCTGAACCGGATATTGATGCTCTCAAGGCCAAGATGAGGACCGCATATAACGGCAAGCTTGTTGGTAAGGGCAACGCCGGCTCTGTTAAGAAGATGTTTAACTACGAGACAGTTGGGAAGGCTATGGCTAGAAGGTTAAAAGTAATAGAGGGTAAATTATGAGTAATATAGGAACGATACAGATTACAGTTCCAGCGGGCTTCGCTAAGAGAAAGTTCAAGAAGACGAGGATCTTTATATCTGCCAAGCTGATTCACCTAGGCGCAATGTTACTAAGGGGGCCACATGAGTAAGCGAATTCTGTACATATCATGCCATGAGATCCTCGAATATGATGAGGTTAAGCTGTTCACTGAGCTAGGCCACCAAGTGTACTCTCTAGGCGCGTACACCCATCCAGGTGGGGACGAGCATAGGAAACGTCCGGCACTGGACCTCCCCTACGATCCTCACTTCATTGAGCTATCTCTGCAATATAGCAAAGAGGAACTGCACCCGGAGATGTTAGAGAACATCGATATTGTTATCATCATGCACCAAACTAAAGTAGTGACCGGCAACTGGGACCTATTCAGAGACTTTATAGCAAAGGGTGGGAGGGTCATTTGGAGGTCCATAGGTCAATCTATACCTCGACACGAAAGAGAGCTCTCAGGACCGCGCTCTGAGGGTCTAGAGATAGTTAGATATTCTGTTACTGAAGAAACTATTGAAGAATACTTAGGCGCGGATGCAGTGATCTATTTCTATAAAGATCCGGAAGAATATAAGGATTTTGTTGGAAACGTGCCACGTGTTGTCAATTTTACACAAAGCATGAGAGATCGTGGTCCTTTCTGCGGTTACAAGGACTTTTTGCAGGCAACTAGAGGCTTGGAGCGTGTTGTCTATGGTCCTGGCAATGAGAACCTCGGGGAAATATCAGGGGGGCTACTAAGTAACGAGGAGCAACTCGAAGCATATCGTGAGAATCGTGCTTATTTCTACCATGGGACTTACCCAGCGAGCTACACCTTAACCTTTATCGAAGCAATGATGACTGGCATCCCTGTTGTTTGTGTAGGACCTGAACGTGGGAATTCTCAAACTATGTTCCCGTTTCTCAAGTGCTATGAACCACCACTGATTATTGAGGATGGGGTTAATGGGTTTATCAGCGATGACATGAACTATCTTAACCAGAAGCTAAGAGAACTATTGAGCAATCCAAAACTTGCTAGGTCAATTGGTGACAAAGGAAGGCAGACTGCGATAGACTATTTTGGCAAGGCCAAGATAATGGCTGAGTGGAAAGAATATTTAGATAAGTAAAATATGAGTATCAACAAAAGACGGCTAAACACATTAAACACAAAGAACTCCCCTGACCTAAAGATTAAATGCCCTATGATGGACCTCTTCGAGGACATCCCATCAGGGTTCCAAGAAGCTAAACTACCCAGACAATTGAGAATAGTACCGAAAGAGTTTATAGTAGAAGATACTAAACATAAGTTAAATCTACCAGTGAGCGTATTGCTCAGCCAGATAGAAACAAACTCAAGGATATTCACGCGGCTATGGTTATCATTCCCCTTAACAACTACATAATAGTAGAACCAATAGATAGAGACGATTCTTTTAATGAGGAGTTACAGAACTTCTCAATGCCCCCATCCGAGTATGTCGGGGTCCCGAATATTGGAGTTGTTAAGGCCGTGGAGGAGAATAAGTACTCTATTAAGCCCGGTGATAAGATCATATTCGATAACCCCCGCCCGCATGGGCTGTGGCTAGACGGTACTCGCCTTCTTCCCATCACATTAAAAGAGGTTAGGGGGCTACTAGAATGAGGATATTAACCGACTACCAATTCAGTTTGTGGTATACTTTTGATATGATGACAGAATACCAAAAACAGTGGCAGAGGGATAATAAGGAGAAGTGCAGAGCTTACTCTAAGAAGTGGCGAGAGAAGAACAAAGCCCAAGTTGCGCTATATCACAAACTCCACGATCAGAACCCTGAAAGAAAGGCGGCTAAAAACGAGGCCGTTAAGAGATGGCGCGAGCGTAACCCAGAAGTCAATAGAGAGAGGTCCCGGCAATGGGCTAAAGATAACCCAGAGTATGTACGTTTTATGAACAGAGAGCGCATGAAGAAGATTAGAAACTCTGGGACCTTTACCTTTGAGGAGTGGATGGCTATGAAAGAAAGCTACAAGCTCACGTGCCCGAGTTGTAAGAAGATCGAGCCTGAGATAGTATTGCAGACAGACCACATTAAGCCCATCTCAAAAGGAGGTGCGAATATAGCAGCCAATATTCAGCCTTTATGTGGCCCATGCAACCGCACTAAATATACCAAGGAGATTCGTTATGAGATGCCTTAGCGACTACCATCACAGTTCCCTGCTTCGCTCTACAGTGATGCTTTTCGAAGAGCGCCTAGGATTCGATGTCTTCCGACCGATAGGAATGGATTGGTTTAAGGAAGGCTTTTGGGCCATCAATAGCCAGGAAGACACTGCTAGGCAATTCCTTGATATAGACTCCCAACCTACAGACGGCACTCCCCCACTTAATAAACCTTTGGCAAGAGACAATAGGATGAACGATTGCTTTAAGGTCCGGGACCCGGGTGATAAGACTCATCACTGGGCCTGCACACTAGATCACTTCAAGAGAGTTAAGTTCGACTATGTTATTGCCTCTATACCCGCACACGTGGAGCCTTTCAAGAGATTGATAGCAAAATACAACCCAGAAGCTAAACTTATCATCCAGATGGGGAATAACTGGAATCTAGACTACTACGAAGGTGAGAACGTCCTAGCATCGATAGAGCCTAGGACCTCAAGGGCTAATGCTATCTTCTATCACCAGGAGTTTGATCTAGACATCTTTAGCCAGACACCGGTCCCAATCAGCAAGAAGATCCATTCTTATGTGAATGTTATTGGAGAGATCCCTATGGCGTGGAACTCCTACGATACCCTAAAGAAACACCTAGAGCCTAGAGGATGGGAAGTCAAGTCTTTCGGAGGGCAATGCCCGGACGGGAATATGACTGGTCCTGTAGAGCTTGCAGACTCTATGTACCATGCTGAGTTTATTCTTCATGTAAAGCCACAGGGAGACGGCTACGGCCACATTCTACATAATGCTTATGCTATGGGCCGTCCAGTTATAACCCACTCCAGACACTACCAGGGCCAGCTAGGAAGCCGATTACTCATGCCTGGGACCTTCATAGACATTGACTGTTTTGGAGGCATTGAAGGGGCTATGGCCTACATCGAGAACATGCCGGACGAAGAGGTTAAGCTAATGGGACAGTTAGCCTACGAGAGATTCAAAGAGGTGGTAGACTTTGAATCAGAAGCCAAAGCCATAGGGGAGTGGCTAGAAACACTATGAGCAAAAAAACTACGCTAACATGCGGAATTATAAACATTGAACCAGATCCTAAGATTGAGGGTAGGTGGATAGTGGTCCTTAGTATTACGGACGGCATAGATACCTGGAAAAAGCCGTTCTCTATAACTACTCCTAGCACGCCTATGAGCCTAGAGGCATTTGCTGAGATCGCTAGAGAGAAGGATCTATCTAAGCCTAGAGATCCCCTAGCATATCTAAGACAATCTATTGTCGATGAGGAGTGTTTCGAAGTAGAACTTGAAGCTTAAGCACTTATTCTGGTACGCTATGGTTATATGTTTACACCGGATCAGATCTCCACTGTAATTGCCCTGATCGTTGTAATCGCCGGAGGCTATTACGCGGTTAAAGGGGTGCAATCGAAGTCTCTTAAGGATAACCAAAAAGAGCTGATCGATGTCTTAATGCTCGGAAAAGAAGAGCAAAAGCAAGAGATGAAAGAGCTTCAAAAGAAGCACCAACAATCTCAGAGGGACATAGCCAACTTGCAAGGCCAGGTTGATACGCTTAAGACGGTCCCACTTAAAGTCATAGCCGCAGAGATGCTAGAGATCAAGTCTGGCCAGAATAAACTTATTGCCGCCACTAATGCTATACTCGAGCATACTAAAGGCAACGACAACCAAAGAACTGAACCCTAGAAGGTCATATGGCTTGGAGACAATTAGTAGGATTTGACGTGAACAAAGCTGGAACTACTAAATACCTGTGCCTAGTAAACGTGCGTAAAGGATACGGTATAGGCGCTAAATACCCAGATGCTACTACAGCTTGGAATAACACTCAGCAACACCGAGATAGGAGCTTCCCAGCTGGCTGTGCTGTACCCGTGTTCTATAGCTGGGTAGGTACCCTTAAAGAGGGGACTAAGATGGTTACTAAGGACTATGGACACATAGCTGTCCGTTTAGCAGATGGACGTGTCTGGACTGATGGTAGATACTACGCTAATGTAGACGAACTTTCCTCTAAATACCTTAGTGGCTCACGCTACCTAGGCTGGGGGGAATCCGTAAACGATGTTAGGGTAGTTGAGGATGTTATAGTAATAAACAAAGGAAACGAAGATATGATTAAACCAGGTGACGAAGACATACTACGAATAATAGCCTCAGAAGTAAAAGGCTGGGACTTTAAATCGACTCACAATGGGTCCCTTGATGATAGAGAGATGAACGCGTGGAAAGGTAGAGACTTCAGGCAGTTCATTAGAGAGGCTTGGGCTGAAGGTGCTTGGTACAGGACCCTTAAGACTAAGCAATCAAACCTACAGACAGTTGTAGATACTCTTAACAAAGAGTTAGGTGATCGACCTACTAAAGCTCAACTAGCCGAAGCTCTTGCTAAGATGCAGGCTGAGACTGATAAAGCTTTGAAGGCAGAAGAAGCTAGGCTATATGCAATGAAGCTTGCAGAAGAAGCCTCAGCTAAATACGAAGCGGAGAAGGCGGCTAAGAGCGAAGATACTAAACTCCTAGACAATCTATTTACTGCCATCAAGGGTCTATTAGTAAGATTCAAGAAGTAGTATAGTAGAGCGCAAGCGGCATAACGTAAACATTTAATTAAACATTATGATCCAACTCCCACAACCATCAACAATAACTAAAGATCAGGCAAAGAAGATTCTAAAAGCTGCCGGCTACCTAGCTGCTTCTACAGCAATCTCTTACTTGATTAGTGTAGTGACAGATGACCCAACACTATTTGGTCCATTGACTCCACTCATCAACGTACTGCTTGTTTCAGTAAAGCAGATCTTTACTACTGAACAGTAAATTTATACACGTTTTGCACTCCCCTATCGACATTTTAGTTGGGGGAGTGTGAAATATTGCTTAACAGGGGTAGCGACCACTCCCCTCCCCTACCGAGTTCACTACCTTAACAGGGGTAGCGTTTTTTTATAGCGAAACCTTGTGAGAGTAGGGGAGTGGTCTATATACTTAACTGTTAGGGTTCTACAGTATCGTTGGAATATTAAGCCTTACGAGCTTAAGCTAGAATCATCTAGGACGGTCGGCGCTAACCTCAAATCCCCACAAAAGTTAGCGTGTAGCTCAATTATAAACATAAGTGTATAATCACTTTTATATGGCAAACCCACAAGCAGACTATCCAGCGGCTATTCACGATCCTATCGATATTAGCGCTAAGGCTAGTTCTCCTTTAGGTTCTACTCCACAGAAACACTCTCAGGTCCACGGAAAGATCGAAGAAGAGATTGTTGAGGTGCAGAAGAAGCTAGGTGTTGGTGAGTCGGATGCCTCTAGTGCATCTACGGGACAGGTCCTCACAAAGCAGAGTGATGGCTCAACAGCATGGGACGATCCGACTGGAGGAGGTGGCGGAGGCGGAGCAGTAGATAGTGTATTCGGAAGGACAGGAGCAGTTGTAGCGGCCGATAACGATTACGAAGACACTCAGATCTTTGTTGATGATACCGACATATCCACAGCAACTGGTGGCTCTGTGACTGGTTCTAATGTCCATGCGATATTCTTATCTCTTATAGCATCTTTCGGTGCAACCATTACATCTATCCTCACGAACCTAGAGGATGCCTTCTTCATAAGCATAAACACTCTAGATGACATCACAGAGGGCACAACTAATAAGCACTTCACTGCTACAGATGAGACTACCCTAGCAGGAGCAGAGCAAACATCTAATAAGGGTGTAGCCAATGGTTATGCCGAACTTGATAGCGGAGGATTGGTCCCAACATCACAGCTCCCAAGCTATGTAGATGATGTTTTGAGCTATGCTAACCTAGCTGCATTCCCTGTCACTGGCGAGACTGGCAAGATCTATGTAGCTGAAGACACGAACCTTACCTATAGATGGTCCGGTTCTGCCTATGTTGAAATCTCTGCGAGTCTAGCGCTAGGTGAGACGAGTGCTACGGCTTATAGAGGAGATAGGGGAAAGATAGCCTACGATCATTCACAGCTTACATCAGGGAACCCGCACAACGTCTCTAAGAGTGATGTTGGTCTGGGAAACGCTGACAATACTGCGGACAGCGCTAAGAATGTACTGAGTGCCACTAAACTAACCACTGCCCGTAATATAGATGGTCAAAGCTTTGACGGTACTGCTAATATCACGGTTATTGCTCCAGGTACTCACGCGGCAAGCTCCAAGAGCACTCCAGTAGATGCAGATGAGATGCCCCTCGTTGATAGTGCTGCCTCGAATGTGCTTAAAAAGCTTACCTGGGCTAATATGAAAGCCACATTGAAGGCATACTTCGATTCTCTTTATCGTACAGTCCAGAGAGTAACCTTCTCTAATGCTGCCTATGTTATTACAGCTACTACCGATGCAGTAGTCTCCCAGATAGGAACGATGAGTGCTCCACGGACCGTAACTCTCCCTGCTGCTAACTCCGTCCCCGCAGGGACCGAACTAACGATTATGGATGCCTCTGGAACTGTTACCTCAACTAACACAATCGTTATCACTAGAGCAGGCTCAGATACTATTAATGGCGCTACCACAGATACTATCAGCACAGCCTACGGCTGGAGACGCTTAGTTTCTGATGGCTCTAGCCAATGGAATATTGATGCTGGTATTGTACGCCAATCACAGATTGATACCGATGCTACCCTCCTAGCCAACAGCGACACTCGGGTCCCTAGCCAAAAAGCCATGAAGACCACTCTCGGGAACCGCTGGGCTACACAAATATCGTTGTATAAACAGCCTATTACCGGTGCTACGCTTAGATCTGCTGTTGCCATGGTTGCCGGCCGTGCATACTTCCATATGTTCCAAGTGCCAAAGCCGGGGGTTACAACACTCACTGACATTCTTATTGAGCTCACAACTGGATCTGCAGCCACTGGACGTTTTGCAGTCTACTACATCACAGATGGTAAAGACCCAGCGAACGGAATAACGCGTATAGCTGACCTTGGAACAGTAGATCTTACCTCAACAGCGGTCAAAGAAACGGCTGTTTCACAGGTTCTAAACTATGATTGGATCGTGATTGGTGTATATTGTCCGAGCGCATCACCTGTGTGGCGTGGATTAAACTCAACTGCTGGTCTTAGCCACTCCGCATTCCAGCAAGTTGGATACCACAGTGGTGCGAACTATGCACAGGATCGCCCTATTGTTGGCTGGTACGTTTCGAGCATCGACTATTCAGCGGGCTTCCCTAGCTCTATTGCATCACTGACTGCGGCGGCTGGTGGAGCTATTGCAACGCCGTTGATATTAGCAAGATTCAGTTATTAGAGAGGAATTAACATGGCAACAAAAACAATAGAAAGATGGAAAGATGGAGTGCTAATCAGCACTGAGGAGATCGAAGTCCCTGATGAAGTCGAAGAGACTATTGAGATCCCTAAGGCTGCAGTGAACGAGTTTGTAGAGACTCTCGCAGACCCTAGCGTGAATTCTATCGCAGAGCTCAAAAAAGCCCTTAGCAAGCTAATGGAAAGGGTCCAGGGATGACTTGGTTCACGCGCACAATAGCAAGCTGGTATAGGCGCGCTTTGGGCGTTCTATGGGACGATGCTACCTACCTCTGGGATGATCCTGCAGCTTTCTGGGATGAGGGATCGGATAACGATTGGTATAGCGAAAACGGCCAGAATTGGTATACTAAAAACTAATATGGGTACATTAAGAGGATATTTAACAATTGCAGAGCTTGAAACACTAGCTAACATCACCGTCACCGATGATGATGAGGCTTACGATCAGATCAGTTTTGCGGAAGAGTTAATCGATGAGTACGTTGGTTATCAGGACCAGCACATCCCAGTTGGCCAACATCACCAGGGTGTAGTGACTAGCGCTTCTACTACTACTATCTTCGATACCTCAGACAACTCTCCTCTTAAACTCTCCTCTAGTGGCTACTTCGCTGGTTCAATTATGAAGATTATAAGTGGTCCTGGTGCGGGTGAGTCTAGGCGCATCACAGCCTCACAGGACGGTTCCGTAACTGTAGAATCAGCCTTTGACACTACCCCTACATCCGATAGTGTTTATGTTATTATTCAGCTCGCTAAGTTTCCAAGAAGACAAGACATCTACTTTGAGGACACTACAGATAGTTACTACAGGACCATCCCTGAAGCCGTAAAGAAGGCAGTCGCCGCACAGATCAGCTATATGATTGAGATGGGTGATGAGTTCTTTGTAGGTGGGGGAGCAGATATGTCCTCCGAGAGCATCGGTAACTACTCTTATCAGAACGGCGGAGGCGGTAGTAACACCCAATCTGCTTCAGTTAGACTTATCTCTCCAAAGGCACGAACTCTTCTTCGCGGCATTATGAACCGCAAGGGAAGATTGGAGGTGTAAGATGTCCTTCAATGGCTTACTAAACCAAACAGTACAGGTATATGCTGAAGGGACCGTTAGGGACAAGCAGGGGCGTTTAACGCCTGGATCTGCCACTACATACCCAGCTAGAGTGGAAAGGACTGCAGAAGTGGCCGTAATGCCGAATAAAGAGATGGTCCCTATAGATGCTGTGATGTACATTGCCTCTGGTGCGACAATCAAAGAAGGCGTTAAAGTAACCTATGGAGATGATGAGTTTAAGGTTATGCGCTATACTGAGGTTGTAGGAAGAAATGGTCGGGTACACCATTACGAAGTTAAGGCCCAGAAATGGAGTAGTTAGCATGATTTTAGCCACAGTTGACGATAACGCCGTAACCATAAAGCTTCTCAAACTACAGCAAGCACTTAGTGAAGGGGTCCCAAAAGCCTCTTTAGATATGGGCTTTGAGCTTATGAGGTTATCTCAATTCGAGGTCCCACATGATGAGGGATCTTTGCAGAACTCCGGGGTAGTAGAGCTAGATGGCGAAGATGTAGCTGTTGGTTATAGAGAGCCCTATGCTGCTAGGCTCCATGAGAACCCACAATATAACTTCCAGAAGGGTAGAAAGGGGAAATACCTTGAGGACCCGATCATTAACAATAAAGATGTGTTCGTCCAGAAGTTCGGCCTACACATGGAAGGTGAAATAGAGAGGGTATTATGAGTAGTTTTTTAGATGAACTTTGCGCTTACATGGAGGACCAGGATGCTTCTTTTATCTTCAACGATCAGACAGTTGATGATCCTATCAACACCTTTGCAGGGACCTACCCAGACGAACCAGCTAACCTCACTGCTCTAATGGGTACTACAGGATCTAACATACAAGCCCAGAGAGACGTTGCAGAGCTCACTTTCCCACGTTTCCAGCTAGTAGTTAGGGACGAGGACTACGAGACTGCAGCAACCCGCTATGAGAGTGCTAGAGCTATATTGCACGGGATGATTGGCAAGATGCTTCAGACTAAGTACGTGATGAGGTGTCATGCGGAACAGGAAGGTGGTCCCATCGGGCAAGATAAGGAAGGCAGATTCGAGTTTGTTGGTAACTTTAATGCTGAATACTACATACTACCAGTGGAGGACTCTATCTAATGGGTAGACAGGTTTTCACTGATGCAGAGGGCTTAGAGCTAAAGAAGGATGGCGCAGGGAGAATGTACCGAGAGATCCGCTGTAACGAGTGTAGAGCGTGGCTTGGTGACGAGTTTATCAGGGAGGGGAGAATTATACTTAAGTGCTTTAGGTGTGGTAACATAAGTTTAATGGTCTTTCGGCCTCGCCGAAAGGGGTCGAGCCAGCAAACGAAAGTAACAAAGGACAAGGAAAGCTAATATGGCACGAGATCTACTAAAGGTCAAACTTGGAACTTGTAAGGTAACTGTTGACGGTGTTGATCTAGGTCACACTATCGGTGGTGCTGAAGTATCTTATGCTCCAGAATACCAGGAAACCAAGGTTGACGACTATGCGGCTGTAGCTGAACGATGGCTAACAGGGGAAAAGCTTAGTGCTAAAGTACCTCTAGCTCAGAACACCCTTGAAAACTTAAATGTTGCGGTAACTCACTCCACATTAAACGGATCTGACTACCTAACTATAGGCTCAAAGGCTGGGAAGCGTTCTAGCGAAAATGCTATGAGGGTTGTATTACACCCAATTGCAAACGCTGATAACGATTTGTCTGCAGATGTAACAATCTTCAAGGCTCACGTTATGAACGAGATCACTATTCCTTTCAAGAATGACGGTGAGCAAATCATCGAAGTTGAATTCGGCGCTCTAGTCGATGAAGCTGCCGGAGACGGTGCATTACTAGGAATGATCGGAGACTCTCTTTAGAAATTAACTTAATGGCATCGAGGGACGAATGAGCCCCGCCAGGAGACTTTAACATGGAAATCACTAAAATAGTAGAAACCGGAGCTGGTCCGGTAGTAGTAAAAAAACTAGCATTGTACGATTACTCAGAGTTCTTCAGGGCCTTTAAAAAGCTTCCTGCAGAAATTGGTAAGTTCGGTGATATGGACAAGAGCAAAGTTCTTGAAGTATTCCCAGAACTAATAGCAGAATCTTTCGGAGACTTCGTTGGAATTCTAGCTGTTGTAACTGATAAGGACGAGAAATTTTTTGAGAGCCGTGAGTTCGATCTCGCAGATGCACTAGAGATAGTGGATGTTGCTCTAGAGTTGAACGATTACGCTAAGATCGTTAATAGCGTAAAAAAAATCATGGCGCGGGGCAAGGCGAGCAAAGCCTCACAGGAGCGCAAGAAGTAGCACGACCCGTCACAATCGAGGAATGGCTATATAACTCGGTTGACCTGTTAGCCTCAGAGTACGGATGGACCAAGGATTATATTTATTCTTCGGTCTATCTTGAGGATGTGATCTTATTAAAGGACGAGATAGATGTTAGGCACGCTCAGAAGGCGCTTGCTGATATAAACATAGCCTCATTCCCAAACATGACTGAAGAGGCTCAGGAAGAGTTCACCAGCACTCTCACGCGGGGCATTCAGCTTATTAGGGGTACATACTTTGATGAGCAACTGGACCGTGCAGGGATAGAGAACCTAAAGCAAGCTATGAACGTAAAGGGTTCTAAAATGAAGGTTAAGTGATATTATTAAGGTAAAGAACCATGCGGCTAGGTTTATCAAT